ATGATCGACCCTTTTTGCCAATTTTTTGCTCAGATTTTTTTTCCGACTTTTTTGAAACAAAAAGTCGATTTTCATTTTGGGGAAAAAATAAAAAAAAATTATGGAGGGGGGTTGCCCCCCTCTATTAATTAGATGTCCATATCATCCATGAGTGATCCAAAGTAATCATGATTATCTTCACTTGCAGGTGTAGCACTCTTAAGATTATTCAGTTCCTCCTTCAACTCAGGAGTGACTGGAGTAGACTTAGTGATGTCTGGAGAGTTGAAGTCTGGTTCTTCAAATCTAGGTGGTTGTTCATAACGAACCTCCTCATCAATAGAAGGAATTTTTGGTGTTGAAGTTACAGCATTAAACTTATCTTCAAGTTCAGCATAGGATTTAAATGCAGTGGAAGCAACAAATTCACTCAAATCATACTGCTGTTCATAAATTGCCCTCAATTGTTCCCTATCAAAATTCCCAAGAACACCTGGAGTAGAGAAAGATGATTGATCATAGTTCCAAAAAGGTCCTTGCATAGTAATCCTTATATCAAAATCAGCACCTTTCCATAAATTTGTAGGATCAATAGATTCAATATCCTCAAACTTAGGTTTCAATGCATCTGTGATTTTTTCAAAGATCTTCGGACCATATTCATAGATAAAAACTTTACCTTCATTGTCAGGATTTTCCTTATCTTTAATAACATAGATGTTAGAAAAATACTTCTGTTTGCGTTTGCGTTGAGATGCAAGTGCTCTGTCCTTAGGATCACCAGTCTTCCACAACTCTGAGTTTGCAACACAGACAGGACATTTTTTACCAATAGTTGTGGGACAAGGTTGACTGTAGAACCTGCTCTTATCATTATTCACATTAAAATTATGAGCAAAGCGTGGAACCCATGGGTTGTCAAGTCCATGTGATGGTGGAAGGAATCTGATAGTTGCAGTACCACGCTTATCCTTCCCTAGTTTAGGTTTCCACATCCTATCATCAATATAACCACTCTTAGTATCAAGAGATGCTTTCAATTTCTCAAGGAGATCCCCCTGAGATTCAAGTGCGTCAAAAGACATTCGTTATTCTCCGTATAAAATCGTTTTAGTTTTCTTTATGTGTCATTGACTGACAACATATTTAGGATACCACAGAAATCAATCTGTGTCAACCAATCCAAACTCTCTAGAGTTCTTCATGCTTTCAATTGCCTCTCTTGCTTTTTTGAATAAAGAGGCATTGATCTGTACTGGAGGTAGTCCCATCTGCTTTGCTGCCAATCTGAAATTTTCTTTCATTTGATTAGCATCTTCATCATCCTCTAATAAATTTATTCTAGTATAAAGAATTTCTTGAATATCAATAAGACGATTCATTTTATCAATGACTTCAAGTTTTTCTTCTTTAGATGCACTTGCTATGGTCGGTAATTGAATGGAGACTTCTGTATACAATCTGTATGCATGTTCCATTTCCTTTTTTACTATTTCTGAGGTAAATAAACTCATAGTTTTTTTAAAATAATTTGCTTTACTTGCTCTGAACTTCCCTGGATAAAGGGATCATATTTTTTTAATGTAAATGAAAGTTGCTTCCATATCACATCATCTTCTAGGAGTTTATCGTACCTATCGATAAATCCAGTTAACCTATTTAACATTATCAAAGTTTCTAGCATAATTCTACCACCAA